TACTATCACGACAAATATTTCAACAGGTACATTCCAAGCAAGTACAGGTATAACATCTGCAACTGCATTATTAACAAATGCCAATATAACAACAAGTACAATTGGTACACTTCAAAACACAAACATGATAACAACTAATATAACAACTAGTAATTTTAATATTTTACAAGGTTTGAATGCAAATTTTAATACAAATACGGTTGGTTCATTATTTACAACTGGTGGAAATGTAGGTATAGATATGACATCGCCTTCTTATAAATTACATGTTAATGGTGATATATATGCATTAGGTAAGGTTGTTGCATTTTCTGATAAAAGATTAAAAACAGATATTAATTCTATAGAAAATCCATTAAACAAAGTATTAAATTTAAGAGGTGTTGAATATAGAATGATTAATACAAATGAAAAACATATAGGTGTTATAGCACAAGAAGTAGAAGAAATTTGTCCAGAATTTGTTATAACAAAAGAGGATTATAAGGGTGTATGTTATGGAAATATGGTAGGACTTTTAATAGAGTCTATAAAAGAATTACAAAAAAATACACAAGAACAAATTGAAACACTTACTAAAGAATGTAAAAATTTAAAACAGTTACTAGATGAAAAAAAATAAAATTTTTAAAATTAATTTTATAAATGTATAAAATTAAAATTTATATTAAAATTATTCAGAATCTGAATTTTTTATATCAACGACTTCTCCACTTCTACTAACAATAACTTTTAATTTGCGTGTTTTAGCAAATTTCTTTTTAAGTTTCTCAATTTCAAAATGATCATTTTCTTGATCTTCTTCATAATGTTTATTATAATTAGAACCATGATATTTCCAAAATTTTGGATGACCTACTCTAAAATTATGATGTGCTTCTGCTTTATACCAAAAAATTTGATCTCTTACATCTGTGCTATTACTTGACGTTTTTATCACTAAACATTCATGGTTTTGTGTACATGCGTCTAATATATTACAAAAGTAATCAAATGTTGGTAAAACACTTCCATAATCATCATAAATTTTCTTGCGATTTTTTATAGATGGTTCATTAAAAACAAATACATAATCAATGTTACTTCGCAATTCAGGTGTAATACCTAATGGATATTGCATAGTTAAAATAAATAAAAAGTTAAAGTGACGTCCATTAAAAAAAATATTTTTAATTGTTTTTTCCTTTTTCCAATTTTGAGCTTCATGTAACATGTCATCTAAAACAATAAAAACATTATTACTTGGCAATTTTCCATTTTCTGATTTACCAGAAATTTTTGTTTCACGAATTTTCTTTTTTTGACGTGTCATTATATTTTCTATTAACTCAGGATCATATTCTGAATGAATAAAGGAATCTGGTATAAAATCACTAAAAAATGGCGAAGCTTCTTCTGTTCCTGAAAATACAACACCTGATGGAATATGACGATGATGATAAAAAATATCACGAACAAGCCAACTATTATGTGTAACTATAAAATTCCCTAAAACATATCTATTGTTACCATCTAATTCTATTCCATAATATTCTCCTTGTTGAACTTTTTCTATTTTAATAGAACTAACAAGATAATTTTTATTACAATTTCTTGGATTTGTTTGTTTACGTGGAATTAATGTAGGAATTTCTTCTATACCTTTTCCATTAATGTATATTCTAAAAGCTTTTACATATTGTTTTTCACCTTTGTATGTATGTTTGTTTGCTGAAAATCCTAAACTGCGTGCTAAATATATAATATCATCTGATAATTTTTCATGTTGAATAGATTGTGTAATTTGAAATCCATTATCTTTACATAAATGTCCATCAGAATCAATAAATCCAGCAAGTAATTTTAAGCGATTTTCACGAGAATTACATTTATAATCTAACGGAATATGTTTTTCTTTAGTTAAATTATATTTTTTAAGAATACTTTTAACTTGATTTCCATTAATATCATAATTTAAATAACAGTTTATATTTGAGTATTGTGTTGTAATACACGCTTCATGTTTATGTCCATCACCTAACCAATACCCTAAGATATAAGGATTTAATTCTAAATCTTTATGTGGAAATTCTATAGGAACTTGATAACCCATTAAATTATTTTGAATATATTTGGGAAGTTTTAAATAATCTTGAATTGAAATATCTATTTTACGATCGTCAATTAAATTATTGAAAAAATTAATAGCTTCATTATATACTTCGTTTTTATCTTTATTTTTATATGAAAATGTTTTTATAGACATTTTTAATTTATTTTTATTAAACCATTTAATTTCATAATTGTTTTTGCATTTTATTTCATTAAAAGATTTATTTTTTGAATAAATTAAACTAAGTATATGTTGACTATTAACAGTATAACTATCACCCCTTTTATTTATAATTTTATACATTTTATCAATTCCATTATGTGTTTCAAGTACATTTCTTGGGGTAGAATCATCTCCCATAACAACATCGCCAACTTTTATATTTTCAATTTTACGAATACTTCCATCATACATTAAAACAGGTGTTCCTTTATGTAGGCATTTTCCACTTCTTCGTCGACCTAAACAAAGAATTGTTGCATCTGGAAGAATACTTTTAATTTTAAACTTTCTAAGAGATAATTTTTGAAAGTCTTCCAACATAACTTATTGTATAGAGAAAAATAAAAAACAAAATTTAAACTTTTCTTTTTTTTAATCTAAGACTTTTACTTTTAGCAGTTGTAGATTTTGTATATGATTTAGGAATACCATGAATTTCATTTATAGCCATTAAAAATGTATCTGATTTATCTGCTGAATTATTAAGCAAGGGATACCATTTTTCATATTCCAATTTATTAAATTTTGTTTCTAAAAACCATTTTGTATATTGTATAGCGTAATATTTACGTTGTTCGTATGCACCTTTTAATTTACATTCTACGGGCGGTCCAGTGTAAGCTTTTAATTTATTAGCAGCTCTTACAAAACGAACATCTGTTTGAATATTATTTAATAAGAAGTATTCAACAAATTTGCCATAAATTAAGTGACTAATAAATTTCATTTTGTTATTAACAGACGGTTGTAATTCAATAAGAACTTTTGTTAAATTTAATATTAAATTACTATTTTCCGAAAAAATAGTAGTTAGTTTGGTTAATACAATTTGTGCTATTTCTTGTAAAAGATAATCTTTTACATTTTTACTTTTGTATTTGTTTTTATTTGACAAAGTTATATTTTTAGGGAAATGTGTTTTACAACAAAATAATTGAGTATTGTTAGAATCAGTATATTTATAACCACATTTTTTATTACATAAAGCTCCTTTTTTAGTTAAAGAGTTACAAAAATGATCATCTTCACTTAACAAGTTAAAAACTTCCCATAATTCTATTTTATAAGTAGTAAAATCAGTTGCAAAATCGCATTTCATAATACAAATAGCTAAATGCTTTATGCCTATATCAATTGTTGCAATCATTATATAAACGGGTTGTAAAAAAACATTTTATTATGTACGACAAATGATTGTGTTAAAATAAAAAATTTAATAAATATGATTATTATTAAAGTACAATTAATTATGACAAACAAAAATTTAGGTCAATATTTTACTACAAATATAGATTTAAAAAATACTATATTGTCATTTATAAAAAATAAACCAGATATTATATTAGAACCATGTATAGGAAAGGGTAATTTAGTTGATTATATCAAAGAAAAAATGGAAAATATTAAATTTGATATGTATGAAATAGATAAAGAATTAGAATTATTAGAATGTATAAATAAAAATGATGTTGAATGGTGTAATTTTTTAGAAACAGATATATCTAAAACATATAAAACTATTATAGGAAATCCGCCATATATAAAAACAAAGAAAGGAAATATATATATAGATTTTATAGTTAAATGCTTTGAATTATTAGAGGAAAATGGCGAATTAATATTTATCGTACCATCAGATTTTTTTAAATTAACAAGTGCATCAATTATATTAAACAGAATGATGGAAGTGGGTACATTTACAGATATTTATCATCCACATAGTGAGAGATTATTTAAAGAAGCAAGAATTGATGTTTTAGTGTTTAGATATTGTAAAAATAAATTATTAGACAAAAATTGTTTATATAATAATAAAACTTTAAATATACTGAATAAAAATGGTTTAATTACATTCCATAAAGAAGAAATAAATACAACAAATAAAATTACTATGGAACAAATATTTGATATACATGTAGGAATTGTATCTGGGAGAGAATCTATATATAAAAATAAAGATATTGGCAATCAAAAAATACTTATTAAAGAAAATCAATTTGATAATTATATATTAATTCATAAATTTCCAAGTGAAAATGAAAAAATAAATGATTATTTATTAAAACATAAACAGGAACTTATGAATAGAAAAATTAGAAAATTTAATGAAAAAAATTGGTTTGAATGGGGGGCATTAAGAAATATTTCACATATGGAAACGCATAATCAAGAAGATTGTATATATATTTCTGGTTTAACAAGAAATTCAAAAATAGCATTTAAGGGAAAAGTCTGTTATTTTAGCGGACAATTAATGATGTTGAAACCAAAAATTAAAATAAATTTAGACATAATAGTTGATTATTTGAATTCATCTGAATTTAAACAAAATTTTGTTTTTTGTGGGAGATTTAAAATTGGACATAGACAATTAAGTAATTCTCTATTACCAAAAAATTTAATTAAAGTTATAAAATAAGTAAACAAAGAAGATCTGAATATTTATAACATAATAAAGACCACATTCTATAATCACATTTATATTTTATTCTTTTTAGAAATGTGTTAATGATATTATGTGTAAAATATATTTCGTTTTTAAATTCTTTACAAAATAAATTATAACAATTATTATCATTTGGAATTAAATAATCAAATGTAGTAAGTGATTGTTTGTTTACATCACATAAGATAAAAAAGTCAATTAATGTATTGGTATCTAAATAATATAAAAAATAAGGCATATTAGAAAAATGTTGTTTAATATCAAACATTAAATCTACAATATCATCCATATAATAAATATCAAAAATTTGTTTATTTTCTTGAATGGTGTTATCTATGAAAGTCTCTTCATCAGAAAAAGACATACTTTTTTATTTTTAAATAGAATTTTATTAAAGTATATTTATTTATAATAATCTTTAAATAATATTTTAACGAAATAAATGTAAATAAATATAAAACAATTTATTTATTTTTATAAAACTTTTTTTATTATATTATACTATATTAAAAAAATGAAAACTCGGGTGTTTGGTATTAGTAGTTTAGAAGATGTCTTACAGGTTTTAGTAATTACTGCCGTAATTTATTTTGTTTATGTTTATTTTTTTAAGGAATCATTTGAAGGTGTAGCTGCTGAAGAAGCACCTGCTGCTGTTCCTGTTGCAACTCCAGTTCCAGAAGCACCAGAAGCACCAGAAGCTCCAGAAGCACCTCAAGCTCCACCTGCTGAACAAGCTCAAGTTGAACAAATTATTCAAGGGAAACCTCAACTTACAGCTGATGAACTTTTACCACAATATGATGAAGCAAATGAATTTGCAAAACAAAATCCAGTATCTGATTTATTAAAGGAACAAAATTTTTTAATTAGTGGTTATCACATGGGGGTCAATACAGTTATGTCCTCCAATAAGATACCGTATCACGACCTAAGAGCCGCACCACCAATTCCAAAGGAGACTGTTGGTCCATTCCTACAAAGTAGTTATGAAACACCTGCTGGAACTAACAGACGCTCATTAGAAATTATGTAAAAAATGACAAAAATTATTTAATTTTATAACATAAAGTTGTAAAAATAAATAGAAACGAAAATTTAGATATTGTTAATTTGATTTATTATAGAATCAAACTTGGTAGTGCTGGATTAAATAAAGAAATCATATTATTAAATATAAAAAATTATTAATCATGTAACACAAGTGTCACTTCTTTAACTAATGGTTTTAAAATTTTAAAAGGTTTTTCGTAACCCAAATCACCTAAGACTTTTTCAATTTTCTTTTTTAGATACATGTCTTTAAACATTGATTGAATTGTAATATATTTAGGCAAAATAATAGGATCTTGAATACTTGTATATTTTATACCTTCTTCATTAGATAATTTTAAATAATCAAATACATATTCAATAGGATAATTCTCATGAATAAATAAATAATAAGTTGAATACATTTACTTTATTAATGTAATTTATATATTCATTTTTTTTAAACACATTTTTTTGCTTTAGAATAACATTTTGCTCTTATATTTTCATATTGATCTAATACATCGATAAAAGATGGACTTGGTAATGTAATAAAAGTTGTATTTTTAAATTTATTAATATTTTTATAATAATCATCTTCTGTCATTAAACCATTTTTAACTTTTTTCTTCAACTTGCGTTTTTCATCATTATAACATTTTTTTTCTTGTTTAATTAATTTCTTGTTTACTTTATCTCTTAATAAATAAAGCCAAAACATGAGTTCAATACGACCAGATAAAAATGGTTCTATTGGTAATTCTTTATAAAATAATTTATAAGATTCTCTACAAAAAATACAAGGCATTATATAACCCATATTTTCAAATAGTTGTTTAAAATGTTTTTTAATTAACAAATCTTGTTTTGAATTTGTTACGGTTATAGGATATGTACCCATAATACAAGAAAAAAGAAAATTCCAACCAGATGGACCCCAATGTTTTGTACTTAGACCACTTGTAGAATAATAATTTGTATAGTCTATATTCAAAGGTAAATTTACTTTCATCTATTAATAATAATAAATAAAAAAGACTTTTCTAAAAATTGAAAAAATAAAATTATAAATGTAAAATAAAATGAAATTGTTGGATGTATATTACCATATAGATGTTCAAAAAACACATGACATCACTTTTATAGAAAAAGGTTTAGAAATTTATATTAGGGCAAAATGTAGAGAATATTCTATTAATAAATTTTTAAGCTATGATATGGCATTGATTAAAGAAAATAATACCATAGAAAAGGAAAATGAAATGACGAATAATAATAAGACTGAATTAACCACACAAAATGAAATCAATAATACAGAAGTAGAAAACGAAGATGTAATTAAAAATGGGTTGAATAAATTTAATGAAATGTTTAATAAATTAAAATTAAAAACAGCAAATGAAGTTTGGTTTTTTTATATAACAAATGGTAATATAGGTGATAAATACAAAAATGTATCAGTTATATTATTAAATAAATGTCCAATGATAAAAAAAGCAAATTATGTCATTAACAAAACACAAATTGATGTAAATATAAATTATACAAAAGCTGAAAAACTAAAGGGTACAAAATGTTTAACAAATAATTTAAATCATTTATTTAAATCACAAAAAACTATAGACTATATTTAATCTAATTTTTTGAAATGTTGAATAGGCATTTTGATTAATGTGGGATAATTTAAAGCTTGTAAAATAACATGTGCTACATTAGAATTTTCTTTATATTCTTTTATTTCTGCATAATATCCTTTATAAGTATTGAAAATACTATTATTATATTTAACTATTAATACAATTTCTCCTTTTTTAAAATTACAATTTATAATATGTTTTTCATCATCATCATTTTCTTTTAATGTTTGATTTGAAAATTTGTTTATATTTTTACTATTTTTGTTTTCAATTTCGTTTTTGATATGTACTTTATTATTTTGATTACTTTTTGAAGAACCGCTATTTTGAAGATATGAAAAAAAATCCATTTAAAAATAATAATTTTTACTTTTAAATAAATATATAATATGTTTGTATATATATTTACAGGTATAAGTATAATCTGCACAGGAATTTATGTATGGAAACCTTCTTTGATATATAATACGTCAATTTTTTTAATTAGAAATGTATTATGGATAAAACAATTGAAAAAAAAATATATAGATGAAAAAATTAGTATAATTCATAAAGAAGAAATTGAAATAGATAATTTTAAAATACATGAATTTTCGTATAAAATGAATGATATAGACAAAAATTATACATATAAATATACTTTAAAATACATTGGTGAAAATAAAGATAATATACAAAAATATATAAAAGAAAAGTTATACAATATTAATGAATTAGAAAAATTAAACAGTGAGTTTAATCAAATTTTACATTGTAATTTTTATTGGAAAGATGATCCTGATACTATATTAGATTTAACAACTGATATAAGATATTTTGTATTACATTTTGATTGTGAAGAAACTACTATATATAAATTTATAAAGTATATCATTCATGATTATGATTTAAATGTAGATTTAGAGGATTATGATAATTGTGGATTATTTCTTATTAAAAATGATGATTCTTTTAGTGAAATAAAAATAAGTATAAATGATGCAAAATTTATGAATTTTAAAGAAATTATTAAAACAAACAAGAGTTAAAAAACAAAAAAAGAAATATCTATGTAAATTAAAGAAATGGATGATACACAAAACGAAATTCAAGAGGAAAACAAGGATTCTTACAAAATAAATACATTAGTATTAAGTGGAGGAGGTGTTAAAGGATTTGCATATATAGGTGTTTTAAAAAAACTTGAAGAATTAAAAAAATTAAAAGATTTAAAGCATATACTTGGTGTATCAATTGGTTCGGTTTTTGGATTATTATATTTAATAGGTTATACATATGAAGAATTATATGAAGAATTTTTAACAAAAAATATAAAAGACTTGACTGATTACAAAATTTCTAATTTTATTAAAAAGTATGGGTTTGAAACTGGTAAAATATTTATAACATGGTTAGAAACATTATTATTAAAAAAAGGAATATCACAAAGAGTAACATTTAATGAATTGTATAAAAAAAATGGTATAAAATATTCAATAGTTGTAACTAATTTAAATTATTATAGAACAGAAGTGTTTAATTACGAAACAAAACCAAAAATGAAAATATTAAAAGCAATTAGAATGTCTATAAATCTTCCATTGATATTTACAAAACAAGAATATAATAATAATATATATGTTGACGGTGGTGTAATAAATAATTTACCCATGAATTTAGTAGAGGAAGAATTTCCAAATATATTAGGTATAAATTTGGTATATAAAAATACAAAAGACGAAATAGGACATACAATTGATAGTGTAGATAAATATATGTATCATGTATGTAATTGTTTTTTAAGATTTAAAAGTAAAATAGACAATGAATATAAAGACAAAATAATAAATATTGAAATATTGAATATTGAAACATTTAATTGGAATATAAACGATAATGACAAACGATATTTAGTAGAATGTGGTTATAATTATACAGATAATTATTTCATAGAGAAAAATAATATTTAAAAATAAATTTATTGACTAATATTAATGAGTAATGAAAATCCAGACATAGATAAATTTAACATTGTGAAGCACATAGGAAAAGGGTCGTTTTCAAATGTTTATTTATGTAAAGCAGAATTAGATTCATTGTTAAATGATATTTATGATTATGAAAAATACTATATAATAAAACAAATAAATATAAATGTACTGGTTGATAAATACATGTCTAATTCCAAGAGTGAATATAGGTTTCAAAAAATGACACAAAAAAAGGGCAATTCAAACGTAAGTGTTAATATAACACCATATTCTAAGAATAATATAATGGTATCATCTAAATCTACGGAAAAGGATTATTATTATTATAAACTAAAGGGGTTAATAGAAAGTGAAATAGATGTTTTATGCATGCTGAGTCATTCTGCAATAATAAAATTTAATGATTATACATTATTGAACAATATATATTATTTAAATTTGGAATATTGTGATAAAGGGGATGTATATTATATGTTAAAAAATGAAAATGAAGAAATTGATACGGATTTTATATATGAATTTACTAAACAAACAAGTGATGGGCTTGCTTATATGCATACAAATGATATAATACATAGAGATATTAAATTACAAAATATATTGGTTAAAACAAATTATGTATCGAATACATCAAAAATAAAATACAAATATGTATTTAAATTATCAGATTTTGGATTTTCATGTTATGATATGAATTCTTTAAAAAATAAAAAGGATAGTTATGATTTAGATGAATTGTTATGTAAAAAATATTATAAATTATGTGGAACACCATATTTTATGGCACCAGAAATAGTTTTAAATTTACATAAATTAGAGAATTTTACATTTTATGATGAAAATAAAAAAATTAATTTGACTGAATTCTACGATAAGAGAATTGATATATGGAGTTATGGTATATGTTTATATGAACTTATAATGAATAAAATGCCATTTTCTAATATTAAAAATTTTAAGGATTTAGAAAAATTATATAAAAATGAGGATATACAGATATATATAGATTCTAAAATAGATGTTATAACAGACATTACATTTAATAGTATTTTATATATGTCATTAAAAGTAAATCCAGATACGAGATGTTATATAGATGATATATGTAATAAAATACATAATACAAATGTTGTAAAGAAAATACAAATAAATGATAATGAAGAAGAACAAAATGATAGTTCATTTTTTGATATTCTTAAACATATAGTAAGTAATCCGATAAATACTTTACAGAATACATTTAGTTCATTAAATTCTAATAATCATAATACAAATAGTAATAATCAAATAACAAATGTAAAATATTCAAAACAAGAAATTGAAAAGGAAGTGAGTACTTATAAAAACGATAAAAAGCAAGATGATAAAAATAGATATAGTTCGTATTTAATGAATTCTTGGGAGGAAATAAATAATTCCAGTTCTTTAATGTTAAAATTAAGTGTTCAAAAAGGATTTTTAGAATGGTTATCTAAAAAATAATGAATTTTAATTGAATAAGTTATAAAAATAAATTATTAAATTACGATGAAATTACCAGAGGAGATTTTTTTAGAGATATGTAATAATATAAAAAGTGAATTAAATAATCAAGAGATTGAGTTCAAGAAAGATAATGGTGAAAAAATAAGTACAAGTATAATAAATTATATCAAAATGCATAATTATGATGGTAATTATGTATATAATGGTGATATTATATTATACAAAGGATTAGAAGGATATAAAGTAACAATGAATTACTATTTTTCTAATAGGAGGAGTTGTATATCAATAAATGATTTAAATATGAAAGTGGATGATATGGCAAAATATGAATTTTATTTATTAAAATATATAGATAAATTATTTTGTACATATAAAATTGATAAATTTATTGACTCATTAAATAATTGATACTTTTTTAATTTAAGAATTACAAATGTTAAATATATAAATTATTAAAATAATTAATAAGAAATGATAAACATTTAGGGTTAAAGAAAAGAGTTTTTTATTAAGATAAGTTATTTCGTTAGGAAATACAAAAAACTCACCTTTTTGAAAAGAATTAAAATGTGCAATTAAGTGATGGACGAGAATACCAAATGGTATTACTAAAAGATAATATACAAATTGTTTATTTTTACAAAAAGAAAGTGTATTTGAGAAATTAAAAAATTTATCTAAAAGAAAAGCTCCTAAAAATGCAGTGGTAACGTCAAATAAAGCAATACCTATATTTTTATCATTATAAAAAGGAAAAGATTCTATATCTAATCTATGTTTTCTTAATTCTGCAATATTCATATATTATATAAAATTAATTTAAAATTATTTAAATAAAATATTAATTTAAAATATGTTCGTTTAAAATTATATATTTGTTATAAAAAATCTTTAAACATTCGTTTAAATATTATTTGATGAATATTTAATTATTAAGTTTATTTATGAAAATTTTTTTTCTTTTGCTATATTATAAAAACAAAAAATGGGTGGAGGTCTTATGCAATTAGTCGCTTATGGCGCACAGGATATTTACCTTAAAAAACCTGTAGGGTAAAAAAATGTCAAGATTAAATACTTGATGTTAATCTGGGAATTTTTGTTTTATATCAAATTTGAAAAACCCAGGTAAGAAAATCAAATTGCTGGAAAGTTCTAAAGCTTATTTTACTAAAATTTAATCGCGAGATTTAATTGGCCAAGACAAAACTTGGGTATAGTGAAAATAAATAAGATGTTACAATGGATAATCAGCAGCTAAGTTTCTTTAAAAATTGAATTTTATAATATATTATAATAAATAATGGAAAAAGAATGTTATAAATGTAAAATAAAAAAGCCACTTAATAAATATAGAAAATACACTGAAAAAAACAATTCATATAGTAAACTCTGTAAAGCATGTTTAAATGAAATGGATAAAGAAAGAAAAAAAAATAAAAGAAAAAGA